GAAGGTTTTCTGACATAGTTAAATTTCTCAAGAAAGAGTACAAGAAGATCAAAAAATCGGCAGTTACTTTGTCCGAGGTGGCAGATGCAGATATAATTGTTCAGAGCACCTCCAGGGTTAGGAATTGGGTTCAGGCGACCAAACAATATAAAATTGGAAGTGATGAGAGTCCAGAACCACTTGGTAAAACCTCTAAAGATAATGTTGATAACAAATTCAAGTCCTTTTTGGAACTATCAACTGATAAGAGACCTCCTAATGATAAGGCACCCAAAAACCCAGATACTCCGGAGGCATAATGCCATCTTCTAAACAGGAGATAATGGCGGAGATTATCCGCTGTGGAAAAGATCCTGTTTATTTTTGCAATAAATATGCAAAAATATCGCATCCTATGCGTGGTCTAATCTCGTTTAATATGTATGACTTCCAAGAGAGCGCCTTGGAAAACTTTAAAGATAATCGCTTTAGCATTATTTTGAAAGCTAGGCAGTTGGGGATATCCACAACTGTCGCTGCTTATGTTTGTTGGATGATGTTGTTTCATCAAGACAAGAACGTCTTAGTGGTCGCTACAAAATTAGGCACCGCAGCAAATTTAGTAAAAAAGATAAAAGCTATTCATAAAAACTTACCATCTTGGCTTAAAATATCAGAAATAACAGTTGACAATAGAAACTCTTTTGAGCTAGGAAATGGTTCGCAGGTGAAAGCGTCCTCAACATCAGGAGACGCTGGGCGTTCAGAAGCATTGTCATTATTGGTTGTTGATGAGGCAGCCTTTGTTGACGGCATGGAGGAGCTTTGGGCTGGTTTATACCCAACGTTGTCAACTGGTGGTCGATGTATCGCTTTGTCTACTCCTAATGGGGTTGGGAATTGGTTTCACAAAACTTATGTTGAAGCTGAAGAAGAAAAAAATGATTTTTCAACAGTGCGACTGCCTTGGAATGTTCACCCTGAGCGAGATCAGTCTTGGTTTGACAAAGAAACCAAAAACATGTCCCGGAGAGAGATAGCACAAGAGCTTGAGTGTAACTTTAATGCGTCAGGCGAAACAGTTGTTCACGGTGATGACCTTAGAAGGCTTCTGGACAGCGTTGAGGAACCAAGACACAGGACTGGGTTTGATAGAAATTATTGGATTTGGGACGAACCACAAGAATCAGGACAATATATTCTGACAGCCGATGTTGCAAGAGGGGATGGGTCAGACTACAGTGTTGCTCAGGTATTTGATGTAACGACTATGACTCAGGTTGCAGAGTATCAAGGGAAGATTACCCCGGACATGTTTGCTCCACAACTTTATTCCATGGCATCTGAATACAATGATGCGTTATTGATCATAGAAAACAACTCTTTAGGTATTGGGGTCTTAAGCAGGCTTCAGGATATGTCGTATAAAAATTTATATTATAGTATTAAATCTACACATGAATATGTTGATGAGGCTACTGCTGAGGCGATGAACGGTGTCGCTGGATTTACCATGTCTATGAAGACTAGACCGTTAGTGATAGGTAAGTTTGAGGAATTCGTTAGAAATAAACTAATTAATATTAAATCTGCTAGATTGGTAAACGAGGTTAAGACCTTTGTTTGGCATAATGGCAGACCACAGGCGATGAGAAGCTATAATGATGATCTTGTTATCGCCACAGCTATTGGTTGCTGGGTACGTGATACAGCACTTGGAGCCAACAAGAGGGAAATAGAGTATAAGAAAGCACTTTTATCGGGTATAACAATGTCAAACAAGGTTCTTAGCACAAAAATTGAAGGTATGCATGGATATAAACCACCAAAACCTTCGCCAAGAACATTTAAAGGCGACGATGGAAGAATGCATGACCTATCGTGGATCATAAAGGGGTAGAAAATGGCGGATCAAAATAATCAAAACAACCCAAGAAATAGAGAGTCTACCCTTTTTAAAAGATTGACTCGTCTTTTTAGTGGACCAATCGTTGACTATGACAAACAGACAATAAGTAGGGGCAGTTCCAGGGCTTTAAAGAAATATACTTTTACTACAAACACGGGGAAAGAGTTTAAAAAGAAAGAATACTATAATCCATTCTCTGGATTGCAGAGCAAGGTTCTAATGAACCGTGACAAGCAGATGAGGTATACTGATTTTGATCAAATGGAGTATACTCCTGAGATTGCTTCTGCGCTAGACGTTTACGCAGACGAAATTACAACTTCGTCAGAACTAGCACCACTAATAAAAATTGATTGCCACAACCGTGAAATAAAAGATATAATCGGAACCTTGTTGTATAAGGTTTTAAATATAGAATCAAATCTTTTTGGTTGGGCTCGTAGTATGTGTAAGTATGGTGACTACTATCTCTACATGGACATTGACGAGACTATTGGAATAACAAATGTTATCCCCTTACCAGTTCGGGAAATAGAGAGAGTTGAGGGCAAAGACCCCACCAATCCAAACTATATTCAATATTATTGGTCGGGAGAATCCTCACAGGGTGTTAGTTTTGAAAACTGGCAGATAGCACACTTCCGTGTTTTGGGGAATGACAAGTATGTCCCATACGGAACATCAGTTCTTGAATCTGCTCGCCGCATATGGAGACAGTTGATACTTTTAGAAGATGCGATGATGGCATATAGGATTGTCAGATCTCCAGAGAGGCGGGTTTTCTATATTGATGTTGGCAACATCCCAGCAGAGGATGTTGAACAATACATAGAACAAGTAAAAACACAAATGAAAAGAAACCAAATAGTTGATTCAGACACCGGTAGAGTTGACTTACGTTACAATGCCATGAGTATTGATGAAGACTATTATATTCCTGTAAGAGCAGGACAATCTTCAAGAATAGAAACATTGGCTGGTGGACAATTTACAGGCGACATAGAGGATGTTACATATCTTAGAGATAAGTTGTTTTCTGCGCTTAAAATACCAAAAGCTTACCTGGCCCAGGCTGATGCCATGGAAGACAAAACAACATTAGCACAAAAAGATATCAGGTTTGCAAGAACGATCCAGCGGCTGCAAAGAGTTATTTTAGCGGAGGTAGAAAAGATAGCCATAGTGCATCTTTTTTCTCTTGGATA